GAAGTGGAGTTTTTATTATGATGTATTTAGGTGATTACGAGGACAGGGAAGATGTGTTTTTCTCATTTGCACTTGTCTATACCGGTGGCACGATAAGGGTACACATGGATGCCGTAACTGGCAGTCAGGATACCGCAGGGCTAACGATAAGCGCTGACGACCCCGTTGCTGGCATAACTCAGGTAACAATTGATACTGATATGTCATTCTATCTTCAGGAACACGACTACACAGTTCTTCTTGAAGGAGCGACTGTTGGCGGCGAAACAGTAAGTTATGTCCTCGCGCATTTCAGCATCGAGAACCGATGGCCGAACAACGATACTATATTGGCCAACACAAATGTTATAAAGAACATCCTTGAGGGCGACGAGGCTATTGACACAACGGTAACGCCTTGGGCGGTGGTTATTACTCACAAGATATCAGACGCCGAACTTGTACGCAAGAGCCTCAAGGATACTGCTGGTGCCAATATCACCTCAACGGCAACTGTCATAGGCCAGAAAGTAGAACCTGCATGATAAATGTCGGGCTAGGTTTTGGGACCACAGCGACCGCGGCTAGTGCGCCCACGCTCTCGGTTGTTGATGCTGGCGATGCTGTTAGCGTTACGGCCTCAGTGACAGGAACTGGAACGATTGCACTATACTACAGGCTAAAGGACGGCACAACTTGGACGGCAGGTAACACAAGAAGCGGTGACGGCGATATAACCCAAGGCGGACTAACTGCCACATGGTACGAGTTCTACGCAACGGCAACGGATGGCGGCGCAGAGTCGGCACCTAGTCAGGTTGTTTCTGTTCACATTGCTGGAACAACCGACACCACGATTGAGACTGTTATCTACACGATCCTCACCGGCGCGTCTGGGATAACTGATTTAACATCGACGCGAATCTATCCGGTGTATGTCCCACAAGATGCAGTAATGCCAGTGCTAACATATCAGGAGTTATCTGCACAGCGAGAGTACACGGTTGATGGTTCGATTGGTATGGTGTCGGCAAGGTATCAGATTAACTGCTGGGCATCTAACTACTCAGGGGCAAGGGCACTATCAGAGGCAGTCAGGGACGCACTAGAGGATTACAGCGGGACGGTCAACACAAGATACATACACACGATATTCCTTGAGGACGAGGGCGATATATCTTCGCTGAATCCTGGGAATGAAAAAATAAAGAGAATCGGCAAGCGTCTGGACTTTTTGGTCTGGTACAACGAACCATAATTAAAGGAGAAGTACAATGAGTGACGGCACATTGGGCCATGGTGCAGCCCTAACAATCAATGCGGTTGACATCGGAAACATTACCTCGATAAGCGGCCCGAACCAATCTAGGGATTCTGTTGATATATCCACGATGGACTCGACTGCTAAATGGCGTGAGTTTATTCCGGGCATGATTGACGCTGGCGAGATTACGTTCGATGTCAATTACGACGGTTCTGCTGCGGGCGAGGCTAACAAACTTAACACAGCGTTTACGGCGGTAGCAAGTGAGATAATTGTCACGCTTATTGATGGCTCACTGTTCACATGCGACGGATTTGTAACTGCCCTTGGCACAGCGATTCCGTTTGATGATAAGATAACCCAATCAATAACAATCAAACTAACAGGCGCAATGGTCTATACTGACGTTGTTGCATAAGGAGAAACCATGAGCGACGGAACATTAGGGCACGGGGCAATACTGGAGTTGTGCGCGACTACCGACTTCACTGTTGCCAGTAACGTAACTACAATCGGTAACATATCAACAATGTCAGGCCCGAACCAATCTAGGGACTCTGTTGACATATCGACAATGGACTCTACCGATAAGTGGCGTGAGTTTATTCCTGGTATGTTGGACGCTGGCGAGATTACGCTTGATTGTAATTACGACGGTTCTGCGGCAGGGTCAAGCGATGCGCTTAACACGCTACTTACCAATGACACGCAGTATTACAAGTTGTGGATATACGACCACACAACCAAGACTAGCAGAAGTAATTTCTTGATGCAGGGATTTCTGACGGCAATAGGCACAGCGATTCCTTTTGACGACAAGATAACCCAATCAGTAACCCTTAAACTGTCGGCACCACCTGTATATACCGACAACCCATAACATTTAGAAAGGTGAAAGTATGTTAAGCAAAGAGCAGATTCTAAAAGCGGATGACATTAAGACACAGGAAATAGAAGTCCCAGAGTGGGGCGGTTCGGTCTGTGTTAAGCAGATGTCAGGAACAGAACGCGACGCATTTGAGCAGGAACTTGTTAGTGGTACCGAGAAGGTCAACCTTGTCAATATCCGCGCAAGGCTTTGTGCAAGATGTATAAGCGACAAAGACGGCAAGAGACTGTTTACCGACGCTGAGGCTATTCAGTTAGGGGCTAAGTCTGCGAAGGCTTTGGATAGGGTATTTGCACTTGCCCAGAAACTTAACGGCATCTCTGATGGTGACGTTGAGGAACTGGCAAAAAACTCAGGCGACGCCCAGAGCGAAGATTCTATTACCGACTAGCATTACAACTAGGCTGTACTGTATCCGAACTCTTGGAGCGTACCACATCCAAAGAATTATCTGAGTGGCAGGCCTACTATTCTATAGAGCCGTTTGGCGAAGAACGCGCCGACCTGCGCAACGCTATGCTCTGTACTCTGGTGGCTAATGCTATGCGCGGAAAGAACTCAAAAGCCATGACAATCAAAGACTTTATGCCCGACTTTGAACCCAAGAAACCAATGACAGACAACCAAATTAAAACTATACTGATGGGGCTTTGCTAAATGGCGACCATATCAAATCTCTATATTAACCTCAAGGCCAACACCTCCGTCTTTGAGCGCAAGATGACGAAGAGCCGCAAAAATATGGGGCGGTTCCAGAAGAGTGCAGCCGGTATATCTGCCAGCCTAAAGAGGATGTTTATTGGCATGGCCGCTGTCGGCGGTGCAGGCGTTGGGCTTAGGAAGATAGTTTCCGCGGCATCGGACGCAGAAGAAATTCTCTCCAAGTTGAATGTTGTGTTTGGCGAGATGTCTGGCGAGGCGAGAGCATGGTCTGAGGAGTTCGGACAATCTGTTGGCAGGGCAACACAGGACGTTCAGAAGTGGATGTCAGGACTTCAAGATACATTTGTCCCGCTTGGCATAGCCCGCCGAGAAGCTATGGAGTTGTCTAAGGCTCTAACTTCGCTAGCGGTTGATGTCGCGTCCTTCAACAACAAGGCAGACGAGGATGTTATTCGCGACTTCACCTCTGCGCTTGTTGGTAATCACGAAACCGTGCGCAAGTATGGCGTAATCATAGGCGAAGCCGCAATAACACAGGAAGCACTCTTTCAGGGCATGGAGAAAACCTATTCGCAGTTGACCGACCTCGAAAAAGTACAATTGAGATACGCACTAATCGTCAAAGGAACGTCAGACGCACAAGGTGACGCCGTTAGAACTGGCGGCAGTTTTGCCAACCAGATGAAACGGTTGAGAGGTAACATGACGAACCTTGCCGAGACAGTTGGTAATGTTGTTCTCCCTCGCCTTGCCGTTATGTTAAAGAACTTCAACCGCTTCTTGATTTCTATAAAGTCTTTACTACCTGGTATAACGGTTCTTATTGTGCAAATGGGGAAGTGGGCACTAAGCCTATTTATCATACAGGGAGCCATTAAACTGGTGCGTGGTTTTGTGATGGGTCTAATCACCGCGTACAAGGCTCTTGCAGTTGCTAAAGCGATGGTTCTAGCGGTAGGTGGGCCAGCAAGTATAGCTATATTAGTGGGTGGGATTGCCGCCGGGACTCTTGCCGTTGCCAATATAACCGCCGCGATTGATGGCGTTGTTGATAGTGCTTCTGCGGCACAGGTTTCTATCGAGGAATTGTCGGAAGAGGCCTCCGCGCTCGATGCAATCAATAAGTCTGCTATGACGGCGCGGGAAGATGAAGGGCTAAATGGAAGGACTGGTGCCGCACCTAGCAGCGCACTTTTAGTAGCAACAGAGATTGCCGAAAAGCAAAACAAAGCAATATCAGCATCGGCAGATGAGGCCACAAAAAAGACTAAGAAACTACTTGACGCACTCCAAGAAGAGGTGTGGACTGTCAATATGTCTGCCAAGGCTAAACGTCGATACCAAATACACCAGACGACTAATGATAAGGCACAGTTGGCGAGGGCTGATAAATTACTCGGCCTGCTTGAACACGCCAAGGCTATGAACGACTTAGACGCCATCAACTTAGGGCTACAGTTTGAGATAGACACCTTTGGCCTGTCTGAGATAGAGAAGAAATTATACCCACTAAAGAAGATGGCCGAGGAAATGGGAGCAACGGAACTTTGGGGATTCCGTAAGAGGTCGCAAAGGCAGGACAGGCTATCGAAACACCTTACCGGGCTAAAGGCTAATGAGTCAATGAAGACAGAGGCAGACGCCTTGTTGGAAACACTCAAGGGTCCTGCTGAATTATTCATCGAAATTGCACGCGGGTATAAGAAGTTGAGAGACAAGGGTTTTTTAAATCCTGAACAGTTTAAGAAAGCAACTGACAAATTAGGCGAGAGACTATTCGGTGACAAAGATAAACCAGAAGCACCTATGTCATCGGGCCAGTTTATGGAACTCGATACTGCAAATGTCTCCGTCGCTGGCCTTGCCATTACCAGTGTAGACCCAGCCTTGAATAAGATGGATGCCCAGTTAGAAGAATCTAAAAAGCAGACGGTGGAACTGAAGAAGCTTAATAATGATAATGGAGTGCTAAGGTAATGAGCGTAACGCTTGACATTAAAGATGGTACGGCAGCAAGGTACACGGCAGAGCGAGGGTGGGAGTTTGAGCGTATCGCAATAGCTTACAATGTCCCAGGAACAGGACAGGAGAAGTTTAAGAATGCCAAAGATGCCAGCGGCATGCCTCCCCTTTACGATGAACACCCGGCAGTGCCAGCGGCGACACT